ACGGCGTGGCGCGGTATTCGGTTGTCACATGACCGACCGTGATCCCGTCCGGTAAGGTGATCTTTTCCATGCCACCCATGATGGCCTTAATATTAAGACCGGCACTTTCCATCGCCGCCTCACTCGCCTTTTTGGCACGTTGGGCATTAATGTATGTGTCAGTTGCATCAATCAGGTCTTGATACTGTTCGGCATCCAGACCGTTAGATGGGCCCTGTGTCATATCATGGGCTTCAGATTGACGGTTGCCTTCGATTAGTCGGGAGGCTTCCGAAGATGTGACCGGCTCATAGTTGGTGTCATACTTCATATGATTCCAGAACAGATCGACAGCCTCACGGATTGCGACAATGGTCTGTTCATGCCGTTCCACGATAGCGACTCGCCATATGCAGTCCATCCGTGCCAGTTCACCTATGACACCATACTGAGCGTCACAACAATCCATCTGGGCGTGAACCTGGAGGACACGTTCCAGGCTGTTTGTCGGCTTGCTTGGCCGTGTCGGTATCTTGCATTCCCAGACAGAACCGGCAGGGATTACGGTCCCCTCAAAGGTCCAGTCCTTGGCAAACATTCCGTCAAGAGATGACACCAGATTGCAATAATTGGATTTATAGCCCTTGGTCGGATGGTCAATCTCACAACCGAACTCATCCATGTACCATTGTCTGGCGGCATCCTCAAAGTAGTTACCGGCCTTCATTATGCCGGTGGCTTCCGGTTGGGGTTCTCCGTCCTGGGCCGCACGGTGTTTGGTCAGGGTGTCGTTTGGTGTAATGCCGAAAGGGCAGAGGTATTCACCTTGCACCCTCGTAATAAACGGAACATCTGAGGCTCCGCTTTCCTGTCCTGTTACAGAATATTTCATTGGACCCCTCCAAACATGATCAGGGCCAGCCACAGCGATCCAAACATAAAGATCACCGTCATAAACTCAGCAAATAGTGTTAGGTATTTTTTCAAGGTTTCGCTCCTTCAGTTGAGCGACCTTGTCTTGTTTTGTCGTGGATGTTGGCGTAAGTGTTTGAATCAATTTGCTTGATTCACTCCGCCCCTGGGCACCACCCCTCTCTAAAAGTGGCAGAAATCCAAGACTTAGGTCGCAGGGTTTATTGTCGTAAGACAGATTCATGTTCTTAATCTTTTCTATATTCGTTTCTATTTTCTTAACAAATGCATTGATTCTCGCGCAAGCCGGTTCCTCTCTGCGGCTTTCGTATAGTGTTCAGCCATCTTCGAGCTATCCCATCCGAAGATAGCCATAAGCTGACTGGTCGTTGCTCCCCCCATTGCGGCCTTCACGGCGGCCGCTTTGCGTATCCCGTGGGCACTGCAATGCTCCAGGTTTGCCTCACGGCATCGTTTCTTGAACCAGTTGCCAAATCCAGCCCTGGTGAACGGTCGTTTGAATTGCGTAGTCAGATAGGTAAACCGTCCAATTGGCGTGGCATCGATACTCCGCCGCAGTTCTGGCAGTATCGGGATGATCCTCTCTTTAGGTTGCCGCTCACGGTTCTTCTGTTCGGTGAACTCCAGCATACCTTGCCGCTCATGCGGTGGCCCTAACAGGACGGCATCTGACCGGCGTACTCCGGTGAACTGGAGGATGTCGATAGCCAAGCGTCCGACCGTACCGACCTCATGGACCGATTCGTAAAGTTCGATCTCCGCTTCTGTCCAGGTATGGAACCCGTGCGGATTGTTTGACGGCAGATAGGGCACATTACCGGCTGGGTTATTTTCACTCAGGTCACAGGACACCGCCCACTTATAGACTTGCCTGAGTGCCTTCACCCTGGCGTTAGCCGCTTCGGGTCGATCCGCTATGCTGTCTCTCAGGGCTCTGATTTCAGCCGTAACGACACTATTGAATGATCGGCTACGGCCCAGGTGTTCAGCGCAATGGTCGAGCAATGTCGCACGGACCTTTTTTGTGCTATCCCCCAGGCTTCGGTATTCCGGTGACCTCATATAACACATCATAAGCCACCCCAGATCGTGTCCTGGAAGGCGTTGCGACGATGCACCCATGATGAGCCGCGCTGATGCGACCTCATTATGGAAGGCTTCGGTGTCCCTCTCAGCGTAAATGCGGATAGGACGCTTGCCCTCGCGCTTCTGGCTTTCAGTCGGGCGAAGATAGGTTCGACCTCCATCGAACTTAATATTCTTCTCACGTTCATCTTTTCTTTTAACCATGTCATACTCGCATATAACGAAAACAAATTAAGGGATCAACTCTCCCGGTGAGAGTCGAATCACGATTCGGGACTCTCTTCGCGAGAGTCGTTTTTTCCCTGGAAATTCCATGCATAAACTGGATTAGTTGGGGGGGTCGGTTTCTCATCAAAAAGGTTCAGCCAATACCCCAAGCTGAATTTTTCCTCGACCATCCGCGCACGGCGTACAATGTAGTAACTCATACACGCCACGATAAACATATAGAACACCGGACTATCGAAAAACGCCTCTGTCCTCTTCTTGTTTAATTGGACCAGTGGCCGTAATGGCTTCCAGCAATTGTCGATGCAGCCAATCTCGCGCAAAGCTTTGCAAACCTTGTAAGTTGTAGCCTCTGGGATATCAAAAAGATGCTTAACTTGCGCGGCACTTGGCTTGGCATTGTTATGTGCCGCCGCCAAAATATAGTTGGCGATTTGGCGTGTAGCGTAATGTTTTTTGCACAAATCGTCGTAAGGTTTGTAGCTGGCATCTTTTTCATAATTGTTTCGATGCTGTTGCAAAAAACAAACAAACTCAGCAAACCTTCTAGGCACCAATTTTTCGATTTCTGACCGCGCCAGATCAGGCATTGCGGCCTCAAACTCATCACCATACAATTCAAAATCGCTCATTTTTCTCTCCTTTTTTCTCTCTCCGCGAGAGTCCTTTGGCTCTCTCCGCGAGAATCTGATTGTGGATAAGTGTTATTTTTTTGCCTGTGCAATGACTCTTTTCACTGTTTCCGGACCCCATCGTGTCGGTTTGCGGTCTGATTTGACCCCATCAATGTCGCTGGCATCCGAATCGGCCTGGAAGGTGAGAACGCCACGGGCATTGAGTGCCTTGGCAATTCCCCGAAGGCTGGTAATACCGGCCGCCTCTATTTCTTTAATGATCGGGTAGGTGCGCTTGGCAAATGCCTTGGCGTTGCGCTTCATGGTCGCGCCACCCTTCTTATAGACCTTGTCGATGTTCGGGTTCCCCAAACTGGTGATCTTGCGCGGAGCTATCGTCTCCATGCCGACCTTTTTTTCCTTGGTCATATAATAGCCATCCTTCTTGATGGCATCCTGTGCCTTTTTAAGACCGCGCTTGGTACGCTGTCGGGTCTGTTCGACCTCCAGTTCCGCAACGGCGGCCATGATCCTCCAGATGAACTTGGTCTGGGCTGGGTCACTTAACTGAGGCACATCACAGGCCACGATGCCGATACCATGCCGCTCACTGAGGTCGGCAATGTGTGACATGAAGTTGAAGTTCCTGGTCAACCGGCTCATGGCGGCGACGATGACAACGGCACCGGTGTCGATTGCCATCTTCATCATCTTAACGAACTCCGGTCGCTTGTTTTTGCGTCCCGACTCCACCTCCTTGAATACGCCTATGACCTCCAGGCCCAGTTCGGCGGCCTTCGCACGGGCCATATCCTCCTGGGCCTTGATGCCCAGCCCATCGATCCCCTGTTGTGTCGCAGAGACACGGAGATAAACAAGGCTGATTTTGCTATCGTTTTTAGCGGCTATCATCACTCCACCCTCTTAATGTATTTAGTGTTATCCATAAATTCTTTCACCGATGATTCATGGATTGATGTGGTTTCAGTTAATTGGTTGATCCAGCCCTCTTTCAAACTGCACCAAATTGAATATGGCGTGTCATGGCCATCCGCATAATCTTTTTCGACATAAAGGTCGTTGATCTTATCGCTGTTCTGTTCAGCCCATTTTTGAACAGTTTTAGGCATCTTTGAAGTTCTCATCGTTCTATCTCCATTGTATAAATTTTTTCATCAAGAGCGTCCGCCCGCGCTTCGAGGCTCAAGATCCGTTCAAATGTTTCGGGTCGGATTGGGCGGCTCCCTGATTTGAGACGGTCAATTTTTTCGGTTAAGGAGTTAAGTTCCGTCTCAAGTTTTTTCATTTTAGTCATCACTCCCCCCCTTCGGCTAAAACGCCAACAACATCAAGCTGGCCTAATACGATGTTCAGAACATAGTCTTTAACGTTATCTCTTATTTCATTGCGGCTCGTTCCGTAATTTAATTCCCAAGCATCTGGGTCAACATCGACCGTGAACTCTATTTTGATTTTCATCTTCTCTCTCCCTAGTAGTTCTCACCCCGAAAGCCCTGCCATCTCTTGGAGACCAGGGCCGGTGGGGAGCGTTTAGCTCGATTGGGGGAAATATTAAAAAGGATCGTCAGGATCAGCTTTAAAGCTATAAACTGGACCGCCCCTAGCTTCCATAACGTCAAGATTATGCTTAATGGCTTCAGCTTCGAGGTAATCATCATATGCCTCAAGCATGGCTGGGGTATCACAACCATGAATGATGCAAGCCTGTTCATAATTCTGATAACCGTTTCCGTTTACGTCTACATACATTTTCATCTCCTGTTCTGAAAAGTTTCATCCCTTGTTCATCTATTAAATAGGGCAAGCCTGTGGTAGTGTCAAGAGGCTAAACGATTCTTTTTGAGATAGGAATCCCTATGGACATTGAATATCACCAAACGACCCTACGATTTCCGACTGACTTGATTGCCCAGTTGAAGGCACAGGCATCGATTGAGCGCAAATCCATGACGGCTCTCATTGAAGACCTCTGCACCCTGGGACTGAAGGCCAGGGCTGAGACCAACGAGGACCGGATCGAAGAGTTCCGGAGACGGGTGAGAGGGGCTGGCAGTGTCGTATGACCGAAAGAACCGTGCTTCTGCCGTATCCTCCCTCTACGAACAGACTATGGAGATACACCAAACGTGGCGTTTATCGAACTGCCACATATGTCGGATACCTCAACGATTGCAAGGCGTTACATATGCATCCGGAACCGGCTCTGGATGCACCTGTGAGAATGACAATTCTCGCCTGTCCTCCCGACCGGAGACGGCGCGACCTGGACAACTTGTCAAAGTGTCTGTGTGACACGGCAGTGCATCTGAACCTTATTGAGGACGACCATTGGATTCACGAATTGCACATGAAATGGGACCGGATCAACGTCAGCAACGGCGTTTTAATGATCATTTCGTCTTTGAATGCACAAGATGTCGGGATGAACACATGATCTGGCGGCCGCAACGAACCGAAGACCGGTCGGTCACGGTGTATCTGTACGGCAATAAAGTTAAAGAAATCCGCACGGATGTCATCCCAGGCGGATGGGATATCTGTCCGGTGTGCGTCAAGCGCAGTGAGACGGAATGGAGTGTCCAATGCAATACAAAGTGATCCTGGCTGACCCTCCCTGGTCATGGAAAGCCTGGGGCAAGAAAGGAGAGAAGAAAAGTGCAAAGAAACATTACAATGTTATGGAACCGGTCGATCTTTGTGGTCTTCCTGTTGCTGATCGTGCCGCCTCTGATGCTGTGCTTTTTATGTGGTGCATTAGTTCAATGCTTGGTGACGCTCTCAAGCTGGTCGATGCGTGGGGATTCACATACAAGACGGCAGGGTTCGTCTGGGTTAAAACGAATCGTCAATCCGGTTCTCTCTTTTGGGGACTAGGCTACCATACCAGGCAGAATGCGGAGCTATGTCTCCTGGCAACCCGTGGCAAGCCGAAGCGTATCAGTGGCGGTGTGCATCAAGTGATTATGTCACCCAGGCGTGAGCATTCAAGAAAACCTGACGAGATATATGAGCGGATCGAGGCGTTATATCCAGGGCCCTACCTGGAGATGTTCAGCCGCACGGATCGTGATGGCTGGGATGCCTGGGGTGACGAGACAGGACGCTGGGTAGCATGAGCATTAAGATGATGAACAGGGTCTGGAAGCACTCCAAAGCCAAAGGAACGGCACGGCTGGTGCTTCTGGCTATTGCAGACCATTGCAACACGGCCGGTGTCGCATGGCCGTCCCTGACCAGGCTGGCAAGCTATGTGAATGTCGATCGGCGGAACGTGATCATGGCTGTCAACAGGCTAATAGCAATGGGTGAATTACAACGGATTAACACCGGTAAAACGGGTGTCGCAACGACCTATAAAGTGGTTCTAACTAGTGATGCTACCGTCACTAGTGATGGAATCGTCACTAGTGATGCTACCGTCACCCAACTAGTGACGGAGGCGTCACCCCAACCGTCATTGAACCGTCAAGAGTCTTTATTAGGGGAAAGCGATTTTAACGCATTCTGGAAAGCATATCCGAAGAAGGTCGGAAAGGGTGCGGCCGTCAAAGCCTATGAGAAAGCACTCAAGGGAACACCCCACGACATTATCATGGAAGGGCTCGAAAGATACGACCCTGACCCTGGCTATATTTGCAACCCAGCCACCTGGCTGAATGAGATGAGGTATTTCGATGAACCAACTGATTATTCAAAAACCGCCAGACGCAATCGACGCAATCAGGACGGACAAGGAAGCGGTGAACTCATTAACGCTTACGGCCGGTTTACAGGTCGAAGAGAGACAATCAACTGAGTTCGATTTCAAGGGATACATAATCACTAACAATATCGGTGACGAGAAACTGGCAGAAGCACATCAGGCATTGTTGCAGACAATGGCACCGGCAGAGGACAACGAGATAGCCAGGGGGTTGCTGAAGCTACGAGCGTTGACATCGCATAGGAATGACGGAGGTGACATCGATATCATCCTGGAAGCTTATGTGGAGAAGCTGAAGGACTATCCAAAAGATGCAGTCCTGGAGAGCTTGAGCAAGATGTCAGATCAGTCCAAGTGGTTCCCGTCATGGATAGAGATCAAAGAGGATGTCGAGTTCAGATGTCAGCATAGGTTGGAAATGATGAAAGCGATTGAAAGGAAACGAGATGACCAAAGCAGAAGAGCCCTCCTTCGGGAAGTCAGCCAACGCTCCTCCTAGTTTCTTTGCCAGAGTGCCGACAAGAGCTACATGGGATGTGAGAAGACCAGGGAAGCGCAACAAAGGCAAAGGTCTCAGTTTCGGTGACTATCATATCCTGAGTATCCTGTGCAGTTATGCCAACAACCAGGGCTTCACATGGCCCAACGCCGCAACCATTGCAGACCTGGCAGGGACAGACCGGCAGAACGTCACCAGAGCTTTAGGCAGGGCTGAGAAACTAGGCTACATCGAAAAGGTATCGAGGTTCAGATCACATCCAAAATGGCGACACGTTATGGGAACGGTATGGCGAATCGTTTATGACAATAGACTGGATCAGGAAGAGTTGATCGACAGCATGAACATCGAAGACCCTGCACCGGTCATGGAAGAAGACTTGCCGACAGTGGCTGAAACCGATGCCGGTAACCAGACATCTGAGGATGAGGAGGACAGACTAGCTGAGGCA